ATATATTCCATCTTTTGATGGAATATATATAGGTTGTTTTAGTTAGTATTACACATTATGTGTAATGTTTGTTATCTAATTTTCGTAGAGAGTTTTTGATGACTGACATCCTCTCTTTTGAATACTAGTTAAAGCACACTGCGTTGGATATTGATTTATTGACGTCTTTTTGTGGTTCGAAGCTTATTGGATCGCGAGATTCGTAAACGGTCGTAAACCAACTAGTTATTCCGATCATTGTAGATGCACATATTATATTAATTTTGTGCCTACTGATTTTAACAAACCATTTCTACTGCTCTTTTGCAAGAGAGCTATAACAAAAATGCTAATAGTCATATAGGTTTTTAGCTATTATTAAGTTAAGCTATTTGCACCTATTGTATTTAAGCAAATTAAAATTATGTCTCTGACACTATTTCGATTTTACTCGAGTACATATACTAATCTTATAGAAGTACGTATTGTATCTTAGTGTTTATATATTGTATTGTATACTCCAAAACCTAGGAGTTTAAATAAAAAGGATAAAAAGAACAAACCAAACTATTACTATTATGGCGTAGCCATGTAGTATAGTATGTAATTGGATTCATTTTGATTCGGTTAAAGAATTGTAGTACTTAAGTGTACACCTCTGTAAAGGAGGATCCCCTGCCGTAGTAGGGGATATGCTCTGCATACTTTAATTTAATTAATTTGAATAAACATAGGTGAAAATCCAATGTAGACAATTCTGAGTCTTTAAAATAAGAATATCCCTTGGTCGGGAGAAATAATACACCTTTTAAGAACCAGCATGAACACAACTCAACAAGTAACGATTAAAAAACAAGCTATTTTTGTCTTGCGCCAATTGCGCCCAAAGTTTCAACTACCAGGAAATGTATCCTGTACGAATGAGTCTTTAAGTTTGTTAGAAAAACAACTAATGAATGAAATCGACAACTTAAAGCCTCAGGCTTTCAATGTCGATTGGTTAACATCGCTTCTTTCTAATTGGCGAGAAGTTTTAGATTCATGTGAAATCGTTGATGATAAAATCATTAAACGTATAGAGTCTTGTGCTCTATTTGCCTATCAACTATCACGTTGTGATGGTTTAATTGATTGTACTGTAACTATTACAGTATTTGTGGGTTCCTTATTTGAAGGTTCTATCACTCGCACGCTTTCCCAAAAAATTGTTGATCAATTTCATAAAATTTTTACTTATAGTGAAGATGATACCGAATTGGTTCCTCAATCTATGGAAGAATTTTTCGATACTTTTAGAGAAAAATTAGATTTTACTGCATCTCTGGTAGATTTACCAATTATGAAAAAGATGCATAAATTTCTCATGTATGCATTATCATATTCTCTATTGGAGAATTTTGGTATATCATTTGAGAGTATTGGCTATGCTAAGTTTGAAGCAGAAGCTATTCGTAGAGCATACACATCCAAATTTGGTTTGTGGCATGCTTTACTAGATGCAATGAGTCTTTTTTGTAGACAATTTGTATCTGCTGTTAAAACGCGTTCATTTGAACCTTTTTTCCATTCTACATCAAGTTATGATGCTTGGGTAACTTTAGCTTTTAAGCTTAAGAGACAAGAAAAATTCTTATCTAATCCTGAACCTCATAATTTCGATATTTTTACTTTTAGAAGTGAACTGGATGAAGCTATTGCTAAAGGTAAAAGTATAATCCAATTCATTTCAAATGCTGGTAAACTCGAAAAAGATAAAATTAAACAGTTATTATCTGAATTGGAGTTAATCAAAGCAAATGATATTACCAAAAAATCCACCCAAAGGGATAGGGAAGCTCCTTTTTCTATTCTTTTAGCAGGTGGATCTAGTGTAGGTAAATCTCACTTAACTAATATTATGTTCCAATATTTTGCAGATCTTAAAGGTTTACCTTCTGGATCCGAGTTTAAATATACTCGAAATTTTACAGAAGAATTTTGGAATGGGTTTACTAGTTCACAATGGTTTATAATTCTTGATGATATAGCATCTCTTTCTCCTAAATTAGGGGTGCTTGATCCTTCATTAGCCGAAGTTATTAATGTAGTAAATAATGTTGCATTTGTACCCAATCAAGCTGAATTAGCTGATAAAGGTAAAACTCCATGTTTAGCCAAATTGGTTATTGCTACTACTAATACTCCTGATCTCAATGCTTATGCATATTTTTCCTGCCCTTTAGCTATACAACGACGTATACCATGGGTAGTTAATGTTATGCCTAAACCTGAGTTCGCACGGAACAGTGTTATGTTAGATCCTTCTAAGTGTGTTAGCACTGAAGGGAAATTTGATGATTTTTGGGATATTGTTGTTGAGAAAATAGTACCAGCATCTGATAGTTTGCGCAATCAAAGAGCAAAACTTGAACCAATACATAAATTTAATAGTATAGTTGAATATTTGAGTTGGTTTGGTGCGACTGCTATGCAACATTCTGCACAACAAAATTCTTTGGCCAAATCTGAACAAGATATGAAAGCCATTTCTGTATGTAAAAAAGAAGGATGTTATAAGCCACTTTATGCATGCAGTTGTTTACAGCAGCAATCTTTAAATGAGACGTCAACAACCAATGAAAGACGTTGGTATGATATTTATCCTTTTTGGGTAGTTTTTAGATTGATGCTATATCGTATGACAAATTTTGCTTATACATATGATCCTGAGCACCCTGCGTTTGTAACTTTTCCAAAAATTTTATCTATACTTGAATATTTTTTCTTTGGTATGATAGGATGGTTGATTGTTGCTTATGCATCTATCACATTTAAGGTTCGAGATGTCATTATATCTTATACTATGGGTTTACAGGAACGTGCAACACGTGCCTTTGTTAGACAAGTAGCAATCCGAGTTCAAAATCATTTAGAACCTTTTAAACAATATGCTAAGATATTTGCTATAGGTACTGCTACTATTAGTGTTGCATATACAGCATACAAACTTATGCCTAAAAAGGAAAAGACCTTTGAAAGATGTTCTGAGGGTACTAATTGTAAAATATATCGAGAAGATAATCTTGTTGAACAGGTAAGTATCGAACATATTGGACAAGCTCCTGAGCCACAGAAATGTGAGCGGGATAATGTTTGGTACAAAAATGAATTTAATGTAACCTCATTTGATGTAGATACATTGACTAAGTCATGGAAAGAATTTTCTAAAGATGAAGTCAGGACCATTTTATTTCGTAATCTTTTAAGATTCAGAATTCAAATTAGTGAAGGTCATTGGAGAAATACTGGTGCTTTCGCTCTTGGTGGAACGCTTTATGCTATTAATTATCATGCACTTCCAAAATTCGATACTTTCACAATGGAAATTCTTCAAGGTTGTGATAATAGTGGAGTTAATACTAATACCACTTTATTAATTAACTCAACTCAAATTTATAAACTACCTGAGAAAGATTTAGCTATAATAAATATTGTAGCTATACCTCCGAAAAAAGATATTTCCGGACTTTTAGTTAAAGATACTTTTGATGGTAAATATGTTGGTGAGTTACTTAAGAGATCTATTGATATGAGTACAGATATTAATCCTGTAAAAGATATTACTCGAAGCTTGTATCAATGGACAGAATCAAATATACCCTGCTGGAGTGGCATATCTTCAAGACTTACGATAGAAGGTGATTGTGGATCAATTATGCTGGTCTTTTCTCCATTAGGACCAGTAATTCTTGGAATTCATGCACTGGGTAATGCTTGCTCACAAGTGGTTAGTATGCCCATTACAAACAATGTTTACCAAGATGCAAAAAGATACTTTTGTATTTTTAATATACAAAGTGGATCGCCCAATTTTACGGGGGAGTATGCGGGAAAGTACATTTTAGGTCCTCTTAATGAGAGATCACCGTTAAGGTATATCGAGAATGGTTGTGCTAACACTTTTGGTTCATTTATTGGCCATAGAAGTAACGCACGATCTAGTGTAGGTCGTACTTGTATTGCACAAGAAGCTGAGAAATTTGGTTATGTGCAAAAGTATGGACCACCCGTTATGAAGGGTTGGTTACCATGGCGAACAGCTCTTATTGATATGGTTAATATACCAACTACATTTAGAACTGATATATTAGATCAATGTGTAGCATCTTTCACTAAAGATATCTTGGATAGATTGACTCCTGAACAACTTTCAGAAGTACAAATATATGATATTTTTACATCAGTGAATGGTGCCGCAGGTGTTAGTTATGTTGATAAAATGAATCGAAATACTAGTATGGGATTTCCCTGGTGTAAATCGAAAAAACATTTTATACATAGTGTACCACCCAGAGGTGAATTATTAGATCCTGTTGAATTTGATGATGAAGTTTTGCAAAGAGTTCAATCGTGCATTGACAAATATCATGCTGGACAAAGATATATGCCTATATTTACTGGACATCTTAAAGATGAACCAACTTCATATAAGAAGATTAAATTAGGTAAGACTCGACTTTTTGGTGGAGCTCCAGCTGATTGGTCTATAGTTGTGCGAATGTACCTTTTATCAGTTATTAGATTAATACAGAATAATAGATTCATATTTGAATCAGCTCCTGGAACTATTGCTCAATCAGCAGAGTGGGGTGAAATATACCATTACCTTACACAATTTGGTAAAGATCGGATAATTGCTGGTGATTACAAAGCTTTTGATAAAAGTATGTCATCAATGTTTATCAAAGCATCCTATACAATTATTTCTAATGTGTGTAAAGCCGCAGGATATTCAAGTGATGACTTATTAGTCATTGAAGGTATATCTACTGATACTAGTTATCCTCTTTTTAATGTTAATGGAGATTTGGTAGAATTGTATGGATCTAATCCATCAGGTCACCCTTTAACTGTTATAATTAATGGTTTGGCTAATGCATTGTATATGCGTTATTGTTACACTATATTGAATCCTCAACACGAATGTTCATCTTTTAAAGAAAATATTTCATTGATGACTTATGGTGATGATAATGTTATGGGAGTAAGACCCGGTATAGATTGGTTCGATCATACAAAGATTGCCGAGGTGCTAGCAGTTCATGGCGTTACATATACCATGGCTGATAAAGAAGCTGTTTCTGTGCCATTTATCAATATATCAAATGTTTCTTTTCTTAAACGTTCATGGTTGTGGTGTCCAGAGGTGAATAATTACTTGTGTCCACTTGAACATGATTCTATAGAAAAGAGTATAATGACTTGTGTTGCATCTAAAAGCGTATCAGCAGAATATCAAGCTATACAGATAGTTAGTACGGCTTGTCAAGAATATTTCTTTTATGGAAGAGAGGTATTTGAACAGAAGACTGAAATTCTTAAACAAATAGTTATAAATTCAGGACTAGAAGATTTTATTGAAGATAATACTTTCCCAACTTGGGATAGTTTGGTCAATAGATTTTTACAGTATAAAATAACTAGTTCTTACAAAGAACAACTTAAATTGGCACATTATAAAGTGTCTGGGTTTGAGGAAGTTCCCATCAAAAAAGAGTCTACCACGATAGATTGGTTTAAATCTATCAAAGATTTCACTGGAGTAGTTATCCGTGAAATGCCTACTACAAACTGCTAATGTTGAATTAGAGGCCGTAAGCCGACGATCTTACGACAGTAGCGATTATGAACTATATCATAATCAAGTAGATAGCTCTTTTAGTTATCCTTTAGTAGATAATACTATCGTATATCCTATTGAAGTTTCACACGATGTGACTCATAATTTGGCTCCTCAAGTCAATTGCGATTCATGTTGTATGAGATTTTGGTTTCAAAGTGCCAATGAAGTGGAAGGAACCACTGAAACGGCTAATATTTCTGAAAAGCAAAATGAAACAGTTACATTCTTGGAATCTACTTCCAATTATAGTACTGGTTCAGCTGCTTCTCATCCTGCATCTGCTATTGCAGATGCAACACCTGATGTTTCATTAACAAATTTTTTGTCTCGTCCAGTTAAGATTTACTCTTATACATGGAATGAGGCAGATGCAATTGGAACAGCAGCAACTATCTATCCTTGGCAGTTGTTTTTTAATAATACTACTATCAAACAAAAATTAGATAATTATGCTTGGCTAAGATGTGATCTTAAAGTGAAGATTATGGTTAATGCGTCTCCGTTTTATTATGGAGCTACGTTGGTATCATATTTACCTTTACCTTTTTTCAAATCTACCACTATAGTTAATGATGCTGCAACCCGATATTTTATTCCCTTATCTCAGCGGCCACATTTATGGATATATCCTCAAAATAATGAAGGAGGTGAAATGACATTACCTTTCTTCCTCTATAAGGATTATATGACGACTGTATCTAATGATAATTTCATTGACATGGGAGCATTAACTTTTACAAATATTACGTCTCTCGATAGTGCTAATGGTGCTGTCGGTACTGGTGTTACTGTGACTGTTTATGCTTGGGCAGAAAACGTCGTTGTTTCTGGTCCTTCTGCAGGTTTAATGTTACAATCTAAAGATGAATATGGTAGAGGTCCTATTTCTAGTGTAGCATCAGCTGTTGCTAGTGCTGCTAAAGCATTGTCTCGTATACCTATTATTAAACCGTATGCCACTGCTACCCAAATTGGTGCAGAAGGTATAGCATCTATAGCATCAAAATTGGGTTATTGTAATACGCCTGTTATATCTGAGGCACAACCTTTCAGACATATCACTATACCAGTTCTATCTTCAACTGAGCAAGGATATCCAGTTGATAAATTAACTATAGATCCCAAGAATGAGCTTTCTGTAGATCCACAAATAGTTGGTTTACCACCTATTGATGAATTGAATATACAGCATTTGATAGGTAAAGAATCTTATTTATGTACAACTACATGGTCTTCATCTAGTAGTGCAGACACTTTACTTTTCCAAACAGCAGTAGCTCCTAGCATGTTTGATATTGAAACATCAGCTAATCCTAAATTGTACCAAACACCCCTTTGTTTTGTTGCAAATTTATTCCAATATTGGAGGGGTGATATCATTTTTAGATTTAGATTCATTTGTACTCAGTATCATAGGGGGCGTGTTCGTATAGTTTTTGATCCATCTGCTTCTGCAGCACAGAATATTACAACTACAGCTTTAACCCAACCTATGTGTTTTAATGAAGTTATTGATTTAACCAAAGACACTAATATTGAGGTTAGAGTCCCTTATAATCAAGCTTTTGCATGGTTGCAAACATCACAACCTACAAGTAGTACTCAAATTCCTTGGACTATATCATCAACTCCCACATTTAATCATGTAGAGGGTAGATCTAATGGTACAATGGTGCTTCGAGTAGTTACTGCTTTGACAGGTCCTCTTGCTACAACTTCAATACCTGTTATTGTATCAGTAAGGGGTGCAGAAAATTTAGAATTTGCAGCACCTCATGATCTACCTCAGAGGTATTCACAATTTGCTCCTCAGAGCAAAGATGAATATGAAGTATCTGAGTCACAGAAAATTATTGCTGGTAATGCGCCTTCTGGTGATATTCCTGAAAAATATCTGATTAACTTTGGAGAAAAGATTTTTTCACTTCGTCAAATATTGCGTCGATATAATTTAACTAGTGTGCGAATGTATCCTAGTATTGCAACTAATGTTTGGCAAGTTGGGTATCATAATCATTCTGCAATACCAATTCAACCTGGTTATGATCCTGCTGGACAATATTCTGCAAAAGGCTTGATTGCCACCGCAACAGATTTTCCGTATAATTATGTTACACAGAATCCATTAACATATATTTCATCTGCCTTTATTGGATATAGAGGTTCTGTATTTTATGTTGTTACTAATAATAGTAATGGAACAGGTTCAACAGCATCTAATATGCGAGTTGTTCGACTTTCAAGTGTAGCTAATCCTGGATATGGTGTTGTAACAACACTTGGCACAAATCTTAATACCACTGCTAAATGGTTCACTTATGATAATTTTTCTAATGAATCTGCAGGTGGTCAAGCTATGGTGCAATCTAACAATACTAATGGTTTGAATTACTCATGTCCTATGTATTCAAGATATAAATTCTTGAGTTTAGATAAAATATCTCCCACATCAACTACTTGGAATGATGATGATCGTGAATTGTTTCAATTCACAACCACTATACCAGCTAGTTCTTCTATTAAAACAATAGTTTATGAACATGTAGCTATTGGTACGGATTTTAATTGTCACTTTTTCATAAATGTACCTACATTTTATGTATATAGTGCTATTCCTAATCCAACATAAATTTTAAAGGTTCTATGCACCTTAAGCATAGTAAACAAAATTGTGAAATCACACCCGTTATTGAAGCCATTGCTTATAATTTGTGTGCCCCCGGTGTAGTCGGCGCAATCTGGTAATCCAGTTGTAAAACTACCATGACGTTTGTCTGCAACCTACTAGGTTTTTCATTCTTTACGTCATGGACGTAAAGATACCACACTTTGTGTGTCCTTTTTTACTAGTAAGAATTGCAAACTTATTTGTCATGGAAGTAAGAATTAC